ATGACCGAGCAGCGATCCCTCTCCAAGCTGATGAGGCGCGAGCACCTCGGCGTCACGAAGATGCTCGGCTACACGCTCACGCTCGGCGATTACGAGGACTGGGCGCGGTTCTCCGACTTCCTGGCGGCCCGCGCGTCGGACGAAGTCCGCGCAGCGCTCGCATGGGCCGCTCTGCGCTCCCTCGAGGAGCCGCTGGCCGAGGCCGTCGCTGCTACCGTCCTCGGATCGAGCGACGGGCCGCTTCCGGCGTTCCTCGATCCCATGAGCGACGCGCGCTTCTGGGCCAGCGTTGCGAGCCGGCGGGAACTGAAGGCTTACGCCTCGGCCGCCTTCGAGGCTCTGTGCATTCGCGATCAGAGCGCCTTCCTCGATCACTTCGGTGAAGGGAGGGCCGCGGCATGAGCGTGCGCAACATCGAAGAGCTGCTGTTCCAGATGCCGACAGTCCAGCGACGGGCGTCGGACGAATGGGCTCGGACCTTCGCCGCTTCGATCATGAAACAGAGCCGGCGCCGCAACTGGCGGCCGAGCGAGAAGCAGGAGGCCATCATGCGCCGCCTGGTCTCGGAGATCTTCGGAGAGCCCGAAGACCTCGTCGTGATCGAGGAGGACTGAGAAACGAAGCGCGCCGGTGGCCGCCGGCGCGCCTCAAAACGTTGGCGGTCGTCTTTCACGAGTTAGGCTGGGCCGCCAAGCAGAAGTGTTACAGTGTATCGGGTCACAGCACAAGGGCAGCTATTCCGCATCATGCGGTCTCCCCACGCCCTAAGACCCCGCTGCCACCCTCTAGGCGGCGAACATGGGGGAGCGGACCGAGCCGAGGGAAAGGCAGGTCTGGCCTAAGCGACGGGCTCGTCCGAATGGATAGGTCAAGATCGTGGCGGTCAGAGCGGGAGGCCGGGTTTTATCCCCAGGTCGCTGTAACTCGCTTTCTGACCGTCGCTCTGGGTCTGAACCGATGGATAGGGCGGTAGAGAGCAACGGTTGAGTAGAGAGAGACACGCGCGAGGACACGATGAGCAGGCACGACACCAAACTTAGATCCGTACGCGAGAATCCTCCTCTCGACAGGTGGCGCTTCGACGCCATCACCACCGGCCCTGAGAAGCTCTGGGGGCTCAGCACCATCGCCTCGGCCATTGGCGTGAGCGTGGACAAGGCGCGTCGCCTCGCTCATCTGGACCACGTGCCGATCTACCGCCCCGACGGCGAGAGCTACTTCGCTCTGAGGTCGGAGCTGAACGCCTGGCTCCGGACGAAGAGGTGAAGGCTCTACCAAGGCCCCTGCGCGTTGATCCTGCGCATGTGGCGCGCGACGGCTTCGAGGTCGTGAGGCTCAAACTCCTCTACGGTATCGAGCCCGAATGTCTCGGAGACAAACGCGACCGTCGCTTCTGCGTCCGCCGAGTAGATGCCCCTGTCGCAGATCAACGCGCCAGCCGCCGTCAGTCCGACCCAGCGAGCAACGTGGGTTTCAAGATCGCGGCCGACGAAGACTTTGGTAAGCTTGCCTCCAGACCTGCGAAGGCGCCGTTCATCCAGCATGGAACCACCTTCGCGACGCGCATTGATATAGGTCAAGCATGCTCAACCCTGACACGACGTCATGCCCGGGGGTGTTCTTCGACTTTGGTCGGTCTCTAGGGACCGGCGCGGGAAGCCTCGCACAAGATCGGCCGGAATCTGGATTTTTCGGACCCACGGAAACCCACGAAAACCAATGATTGCCTGCATCTGGCCAGCTAGGCGGCGTCGCTCGGCTCCGCGATCCTTGCGGCATGTGGCCGTTTTCTCGCAGATCCCAGACACCGACCGAGACAAAGGGGCTCGCCGAGCCCGGCGATGATCTCTACGCGATCTTCGGCCTGACACCGACTTCGACCGGTGGCGCTGTCGTGACGCCCGACGCGGCGCTGCGTGTGCCGGCGGTGGGGTCTGCGATCCGGGTCATCTCGGAGGCCGTGGCGACGCTCGACATCAGCGTGAAGCGGATCGAAGCGGATGGCACGGAGGTCGATGTTCCGGATCACCCGGTTCTACCCTTTCTGCGCGATGAGGCGAACGACTGGACGGACGGCTTCTCGCTGATCCGGGATCTCGTGATCGACGCGCTCTCCGACGACCGCGGCGGCGTCGCCTACGTCAATCGCCTGGGTGACGGGCGCATCGCCGAGATCATCCGCTACCGGCGCGGCGTGGTCGACGTGCAGTTCGATCAGACGACCGGCGAACCGCGCTACAAGATCGACAGCCGTGTTGTTCCCGCCGGGAACATGATCCATCTGCGCAGCCCGTCCGGCCGCTCACCACTATCGCTGGCGCGTGAGGCCATCGGCGTTGCTATCGCCCTGGACACCCACGCAGCCAAGCTCTTCGGCAGTGGTGCCCGCCCGTCCGGCGCTCTCAAGTTCCCGAAAAACCTCGGAGAGGGCGCGGTCAGGAAGATGATCGAGACCTGGCGCGCCACGCATGAAGGACAGGACAATGGCGGCAAGACCGCGATCCTGTACGACGACGCGACCTTCGAGCCCTACACATTCAATTCGACCGACAGCCAGTTCATCGAGAACCGCAAGTTCCAGATCCTCGAGATCGCTCGCTGCTTCCGCGTGCCGCCCGCCATGCTCTTCGACCACGACCGAGCAACTTGGTCGAACGGCGAGCAGCAGGGCCGCGAATTTCTGAGCTACACATTGGAGCCGTGGTTGAGGGCGACGGAGGGCGCGCTCCGGCGGGCGCTGCTGACGGACGAGGAGCGGCCGCAATATGCGATACGCTTCGACCGCGATGATTTGACCCGCGCCGATCTTTCGACCCGCTCGACTGTGATCAACTCGCTGATCTCGTCTCAGGTCATCAACGCGAACGAGAGCAGGGCGTGGCTCGGCCTGCCGCCGCGCGAGGGCGGCGATCAGTTCATGAACCCGAACATCGCAACAGAGGGCGCCGAGCCCGACGACGAGGAGACCGACGATGCAGCTTGAGGACATTCGCATTCTGACACTGAAGAAGGGCGATGTGATCGTTGTCTCCACCGACCTCACAGCGGGGCAGCAATCGAAGCAGCAGATCATCGCGAACATTCAGAACGTCGTCGCCGATGTGCCGGTCCTCGTGCTTGATCAAGGCATGGCCCTGAGCGTGGTCCGGAAGGACGGTTACGGATGGACCTGACCGAGATCAGATCGTTCTCGGCTGACCAGGAGCGCGGCCAGTGGTTCGATCTCCTCGATCCTGAGACCGGGCGCGCTACCGGGATCCGTCTCAAGATCGCGGGGCCGGACAGCGAGACGCAGAACCGCGCTCGGCTGGCACTGGCTGACGAACTCTCTGATGTGGCCGACGCCGACGGACGAGTAACCGCAGAAGCGCGAGAGCGTGCGCGTTTGAACAGCCTCGCGAAATGCGTGCTCGACTGGGAAGTGGCGGAGGACGGCCAGCCTTTGGCCTGCACGCACTCGAACATCCTGCGGTTTCTAAAGGCCGCTTACTGGGTGCAGGTGGAAATCGATGCCTATGCCTCCGACCGCTCAGCTCATCGGAGGGTCGGCTGATGGATCGCGTCTACCTCGAAACCAAGCTCGACGCCTCGGACGATGGCAACATCGAGGGCATGGCGTGGCCGTACGAGAAGGCGGACCGGATCGGCGACATGATCGCCAAGGGCGCCTTCACCGGCACCTCGCTGCCGCTGCCGATGCTCTTCGGCCACGATCAGAACGACCCTGTCGGAACGTGGGACGAGGCCGACGACGGCGGCGAGGGGCTGCGCCTCAAGGGCCGGCTTCTCGTCGATGACGTTGTCCGGGCCCGCGAGGTCCGCGCCCTGGTCCGCGCCGGCGCCGTTCGCGGCATCTCCATCGGCTTCCGCACGAAGAAGGCGGCACCCCGGCGCGGTGGCGGCCGGACGATCTCCGAACTCGAATTGCTCGAGGCGTCCCTGGTGACGATCCCGATGCACCCAGGCGCCCGGGTGACGAGCGCCAAGACCGCGGTGCGCGCGCTGACGCTCGCCGCCGAACTCCAACGCGCCGCGGCGCAGCTCGCAGAGAGGTAATCATGCGACATCTGAAGAAGACCGAGCTGCGCGGCAGCACGGCACTCACCCTCAAGGATGGCGGCTCCGACGACGATCCGAACGACATCGTGTCGAAGGCCATCGGCGATCTGACCGAGACCGTGAACAAGCGGCTCGACGACATCGAGAAGAAGACCGACACGACGAAGCTCGAGGAGCGGCTCGACAAGATCGAGGCAAAGGCCAATCGCGCCAAGGGCGACGGCGACGACGATCCCGACGAGAAGGCCGAGACCGAGAAGAAGGCGTTCGCGAACTATCTCCGGCTGGGCAACCAGACGCCGGCCGACGAGATCAAGGCGCTCACCGTCTCGAACGATCCGCAGGCCGGCTACCTGGCACCCGCGGAGATGTCGACGGAGTTCGTGCGCAACCTCGTCGAGTTCTCGCCGATCCGCTCCATTGCCAGCGTCCGCGGCATCACGGGCCCCTCGGTGAAGTACCCGAAGCGCAACTCGGTGACCAACGCGCAGTGGGAAGGCGAGGCAGAGGATTCGGAAGAGAGCGAACCGACCTTCGGTCAACTCGAGGTCTTCCCGTACAAGCTGACGACCTTCACCGACATCTCGAACGAACTGCTGTCGGACAGCGGCGGCACGGCCGAGGCCGAGGTTCGCCTCGCCCTCGCCGAGGACTTCGGTAAGAAGGAGGGCACGGCGTTCGTCAACGGGACCGGCTCCGGCCAGCCCGAGGGCCTGATGACGCATCCCGACATCGCCGAGACGGTCAACGGCTCGACCACGGCACTCTCGCCCGACAAGATGATCGATCTGATGTACGCGCTGCCGGCGATGTACCGCAACGCGGGCACGTGGCTGATGAACGGCACGACCCTCGCCGCGGTGCGCAAGCTGAAGGACGGCGACGGTCGGTTTCTCTGGCAGCCGGCGTTCACCGCAGGTCAGCCCGAAACGATCCTGGGCCGCCCCGTCGTCGAGGCCATCGACATGCCCGACATCTCGTCGGGTGCGTTCCCGATTCTCTACGGCGACTTCTCGGCCTACCGCATCGTCGACCGTCTCGCGATGTCGATCCTTTCGGACCCGTACACGCAGGCGCGCAAGGGCGTGACCCGCATGCACGCCACGCGTCGCGTCGGCGGCCGCGTCCTCCAGGCCGCGCGCTTCCGCAAGCTCAAGATGTCCACCTCGTAAGGAGACCGACCATGCGATCCCTTCAACCCAACATCGGCGCCGTTCCGATGGTCGCTCCGGCGGTCCACACCGGCAACAACACCGGCGCCGCGACCGACCTTCTCGGCTTCGAGAGCGCCTGCCTCGTGGTGAACACGGGCGCGGTGGCCGGCGACGGCGACTTCTCGATCAAGCTTCAGGAGAGCGACACCACCACCGCCGGCGACTTTGCGGACGTGGCGGCCGAGCATCTGACCGGCACCGTGCCCGCAACCCTCGAGGCCGCCAGCGTCTACCGGCTCGGCTACATCGGCCACCGCCGGTACCTGCGCACGGTCCTGACCCGCAACGGCGGCACGTCGCTCGCGCTCGGCGCGGTCCTCGTGAAGGGCCATCCCGCCGAGGTTCCGGTCACCTGATCATGAATACCGCAGCGCATCTCCTTTCTGAGGGCCACGCGACCGGCCCGAAAACGGCAAGCCGCTCTCCCTGCGCTGCGGATCGTCGGCCTAAGACCAAGGGCCAAGGGCGGTGGGGTCGCAACGGTGGGCGGGGTTTCGTCATGGCCCCGCCTGCCGCTCAGCTTGAAAGCTCGTCATGCCATCGAAACCTGCACGCCTCTGCGGCTGTGGCATCCGCGTCGATCCCGGCGTCCGCTGTCCGTGCCAGCAGCGCATGGACGCGGCGCGCAAGGCCCGCTTCGACAAGACCCGCCCCAGCGCGGCCGCCCGAGGTCTCGACGGCGACTGGCGGCGCCTCCGCGCGGCGCACCTGCGAGAGCATCCGAACTGCCGGCGCTGCGGCGCCCCGGCCCGCGAGGTCGATCACATCGTTCCGAGATCCGTCGCTCCTGAGCGGCGGCTCGACCCGACCAACCTGCAGAGCCTCTGCACCCCCTGTCACTCCGGCGCCAAACAGCGAGAAGAGCGCCGCAACCTCGCGAGGTAACTGACATGCCCATGTTCGCAACCGCGGGCTCCAAGCTCTACATCGGCGGCGTCCTGCCCGATCAGAATTCCGATTTCGCCGAGTCCGACTTCGACGGCGAGACCTGGACGGAGATCTCGAGGCTGGAGAGCCTCGGCTCGCTCGGCGACGCCGCAAGCGAGGTGACGTTCGAGGATATCGGCCAGCAGCGCACCAAGCGGATCAAGGGCACCCGGACCGCGCCGCCCATGGAGTTGGTCGCCGCCATCGACTACGACGATGCCGGTCAGCAGGCGCTGATCGCGGCCGAGAAGACCAACGACAACTACGCCTTCAAGCTGGAGTTTCCCGACGCGCCGGCCGGCGGCACGCCGAGCGAGCGGTACTTCATCGCCATCGTCGGAAGCCAGACCGAGGCCTACGACACCGCGAACAACGTCATGAAGCTCAACGCTTCGCTCTGGGTGAACTCGAACGTGGTGCGCGTCGACGCCGCCGAGGGCGTCTGAGGCTGATCCATGGCCATCGCCGAGCTCGCAGATCTGAAAGACCAATTGGCCTTCACCGATGACATCGGGTCGGCCGATGACGCGCTGCTTCAGCGCAAGCTCGACGCGGCGCAGAACCACGTTGAGCGCATGCTCGGGTTCAAGATCGAGGAGTGTTTCGGCGGTGAGGAACAGGATCCGATCCCGCCGGCTCTCGTCGAGGCCGTGCTGCAACTCGCGGCCCATTGGTACGACAACCGCGAGGCCGGCGCCGAGGCCGTGCGCGAGCTTCCCTTCGGCGTTCGTGACCTGGTCAACGAGTACCGGGAGTGGACGTGGTGAGCGACGGCGGTCTCAAGAGCTTCCAGCGCCGCATGCAGGCGATCCCGAAAGAGGCGCGGAAGGCGGTCCAGCCCGCACTGGCGCAGGGCGGCTACGAGATCTCCGAGGCCATGGAAAGCCTCGCGCCGGAGGATGAGGGCGACCTGATCGGATCGATCACGGTCACCCTCGGCGGGCAAAGCACGCCCCTATACTCGCAACCCGGTGGCTCGTACCTCGTCCCGGAGAACCAGGTGGCGATCACGGCCGGGAACAGCGAGGTGCGTTACCCGCACCTGCAAGAGTACGGGACGCGGCACCACCCGGCCCAGCCGTTCTTCTGGCCCGGCTTCAGACTGGCGAGAAAACGCGCAGAGAACCGCATCAAGCGCGCCATCGGCAAGGCGATCCGGGAGGCGAAATGAGCGTCGACCTCGCCGTCCAGATCGCGATCCGATTGCGCCTCGCCGCGTCCACGGCGCTCACGGATCTCGTGCCGGAGACCTCGATCCTCGACCGGAACTCGACGCCTGCGCCGCGGCCGAGCATCGTCATCGGTGAGGCTCAGATCGTCGACGAGGGCAGCAGCATCGCGCGCACGCGCAGCCGCGTCTACCACACCCTCCACGTCTGGAAGACCGAGCCGTCGCGCGAGGGCGTGAAGCAGATCATGGCCGCGGCGCGCCACGCGATCCAGTCGGAGCGGCTCTATCTCGGTGATGGGCTGCATTGCATCGATTGGCGCGTGTCGAGCATGCGAGCCATGTCCGACCCCGACGGCGAATCCTCGCACGGCATCATGGTCGTGGACTGCCTTGCCGAAGAGGTGGCACCATGAAGGCCGGGCACATGGTCCACGTGATCGAGATCCAGCGCTCGACGGCAACGGTGAACGATGCCGGCACACCGGAGCGCACGTGGTCGCGCCTAGCGACACTCCGCGCCGAGGTGGTGGAGCGCTCGACGGAAGAGTTCCTGCGCAATGCCGGCGAGACCAGCGAGACCACCATCGTCTTCCGCACGCGCTTCCTTGCCGGGCTGACCGATGATGACCGGGTCGACTTCGACGGGTTCGCCTTCGACATCGACGAGATCGTCACCGTCGGCCGCCGCCGGGGCCTTGAGCTGCGCTGCCGCAGGGTGGCGCCATGAGAGGGACGAAGCCGCACATGGTGACCGACCCCGAGGCCGTCGGCGTGCTGCCGGCGCCGGGCTGGTTCACGGACTTCGCGCGCGCCGAGTGGGATCGCGTCATGCCGATCCTGACCGAGCGGCGCATCCTGACCGATGCCGACCTCGGCAGCCTCGAGAACTACTGCATCGCGGTCGCGACGGTTCGCGCCATGGAGGCGCACCTTCAGGAGCACGGCCATGTGCTGATCGACGTGGAAGGCAAGATGAAGCGCAATCCCGCGGTCGGGGTTCAGTCCGACGCCATGACCCGCGCGCGCCTCCTCGCGGCAGAACTCGGGCTCACGCCGGTGTCGCGCTCGCGCCCGGCCATCAGAGAGGAGGATCCGGATGACGGCGACAACCCTCTCGACGTTTCCTGAGTGGATCTACGACGGGTCCGAGATCCCCGACCCCTACGGCTACGGCGAGCGCGCGGTCACCTTCCTGCGCGCGCTTCGCCATCCGAAGAGCACGCTTCCGCGGCGCGGCTTCCAGCTTGATCCCTGGCAGGAGCGGATCGTGCGCCGGATCTACGGCCCGCGCGACGAGCACGGCCGCCGGATCGTCACGAGTGCGATCCTCCTGCTCCCGCGCGGCAACCGGAAGACATCGCTGTCGGCGGCGCTGGCGCTGCTGCACACCATCGGTCCCGAGCGTGTCCCGTCGGGCGAGGCGATCTTCGCGGCTCTGGATCGGACGCAGGCCGGCATCGCCTTCCGGGAAGCCATGGGGATCGTGCGCGAGGACAAGCGCATCGAGGCGGCTGTGAAGGCCTACGACGCGCACAACGCGCCGAAGAAGGTCATCTACCGAAAAGACGGCGCGGCTATGCAGGTGGTCTCCGGCGATGCCGGGCCGCAGCACGGCTCGACGCCGAACTTCGTCCTGGCCGATGAAATCCATCTCTGGCCGAACCGGTATCTCTGGGAAGCGCTGACGACCGGTCTCGACAAGGTCGACGACTCGTTGCTCGTGGTCGCGACGACGGCCGGCCGCGGCAACGACAATCTGGCGCACGAGGTGATCGAGGATGCCCGGCGCGTGGCGCGCGGGGATGTCGAGGACGAGTCGATCCTGCCGATCCTCTTCGAGGCGCCGCGCGATGCCGACTGGCGCGATGAGGAGACGTGGCATCGCGTGAACCCGGGCATGCGGCACGGCTATCCGAGCCTTGCAGGTTTCCGGCGCCACGCGCAGCGGGCCGAGCGGAGCGTCGGCGAGCGGCAATCCCTGAAGCAGCTCAAGCTGAATATCTGGCTCGACAGCGCGACCGACCCGTTCGTCGACATGGAGATCTTCGACGCCGGCCGGAAAGCCTTCGACCTCGACGCGCTGGAGGCCGAGGACTGCTGGCTTGCGGTCGACCTGTCCTCGACCACCGACCTCTCGGTCATCGTGGCCTGCTGGCGCGTGGCCGAGGGCTACTTCGTGCAGCCGTGGTTCTTCTGCCCCGAGGACACCATCCGCACGCGCGAGGATGCGTCAGGCGCCAACTATTCCGTGTGGCACGAGCAGGGGCTGATCACCGCCACCGAGGGCAACGTGATCGACTACCGCGAAATCGAGAGCCGGATCGTCGAACTCTGCGAGCGCTTCAATGTCCGCGAGATCGCGTTCGACCCGCACATGGCGCGACAGGTGCAGCCGCAGATCCTCGAGCATGGCCTGCCGGCGGTCGATATGCGTCAGGTGCCGTCGCTGATGATGCCGGCCTACCAGGAACTGGAGCGCGCCATCCTCGGCGGCGAGTTCTTCCATGGCGCGCATCCCGTCCTGCGGCACTGCTTCGCCAACGTCGTCGTGAAGCGGAACGATCACGGGCACGTCGGCAAGTTCACGAAGTCGCAGAAGTGGCTCTCGATTGACGGCGCGGTGGCCTCGGCGATGGCCGTCGCTCGCTGCTCGGCCGGCGAGGGCACGTTCGTCACCTCGGCCGACTGGTTCACCGATGATCTGTGGATGGCGTGAGGTGGGGTGGCGGCGTGGCTTTTTTGGGGGCAAACCACGCCGCCGGGGTAATCCGAACATGGTCCTGAGAGAACGATCATGCCGTGAGGTCTGGAGAACATGTCCATGTGACGAGAATGCGGCGTCGCAAGAGAAACGTTCCGATGAAATGGCGACGCGAGATGATTTCTTCGAGCGATCCAGTGCTCGCGCCGCCGTGTCCCCTGTTGGACGCATAATGATTATCCCGACTAAATCATTCGGTAAAGGGTTCCGGCAAGATGGATGAAGAACGCCTGATCGTTGCCCTCGAAGCGCGGATCCGCGACTTCGAGCGAAACATGCAGAAGGCCGAGCGCCAGGGCACGAAGACCTACACCGGCCTGCGGCGGAACTCGCGCGGCACCGCGACAGCGATGGAGCGGGACATGATCCGCTCCACGACGCGCATCAACCAGGCGCTGGCCGCAACCTCGACCCGGATCGGTGCGATGGGCCGGGCCTTCGCCGCCGGCGCCGTGGCGGCCGGCATGGCCGCGATCACCACCGGCGCGCGCACCGCGATCCGCAGCATGGCCGATCTTGAAGCGCAGGCGCAACGCGCGGGCGTGAGTGTGACAGCGTTCCAGGAGCTGAAGTTCGTCGCCGAGCAGAACCGCATCGACGTGGACTCGATGGTCGACGGCCTGAAGGAGTTGCAGCTGCGCGCCGACGAGTTCATTCAGACCGGCAAGGGCCCGGCGGAGGAAGCCTTCCGACGGCTCGGCTACGGTGCGCGCGATCTGGAGCGCCAACTTGAGCGGCCCGAGCAGCTTTTCCTCGACATCATCGACCGTCTCGAAGGACTGGACCGCGCCGCGCAGATCAGGGTGGCCGACGAGGTCTTCGGCGGCACCGGCGGCGAGCGCTTCGTGCAGCTCTTGAGCCAGGGCGACGAAGGCGTTCGGCAGCTCATGTCGCGGGCGCATGAACTCGGCATCGTCATGGACGAGGAGACCATCGCCAAGGCGGCCGAACTCGACCGGAAATTCGCCGAGGTCTCCGCCCGGGTCTCGACCATGGCGAAGACGGTCGTCGTCGAACTCGCCGATGCCCTCGACGATGCCTTCACGGTCGACGGCGCGGACCAGGTCCTGACGCAGCTGGAACGCCTCCAGCAACTCACCGGCGAGACGAGCCTCGCGCCTGTCGGAGAAGAGCAGGCGGCATCGCTGGAGGATCTCGCGCTTCGCTACAAGGAGCTGACGGCCGATGCCTACGGGCTGTCGTCGGCGCTCTTCGAGATCTCCGCCGAGCTGGCCGCGGCAGGCTACGGGAACGCCGCGCTAGACCTCGAGGCGATGGCGCGCGAAATCGAGGGAACCGCGACGGCGTTCCGGGATGGCCGGATCGATGCCGAAACGTTCCGCGGCGAGATCGAAACCACCACCAGCGCGGCCGGCGACACGGTCGAGGCGCTCGGCGAGATCGACGGCGTGAGCTTCGGCGGCGTCATCTCGCGGATCGGCGGGCTGATCGGGGCGCTCGCGCAGGCCGCCGCCCAGGCTCGCCAGACCCGCGCCGAGGTCGAAGCAGCAGCCGGCGCATCCTCTGGGGGCGACAGCGGTGCCAAGGTCTACAGCGGGCGGGGCAGCGATCCCCGGCTCTACATGGGCGGCCGCGACGGATCGCTTGCTCCGGAGACATCGCCGCGGCCGCAACTGCCTTCGGTCAATGCCAGCTTCGGCATTCCCGATCCCGAGCCGACGACCGGCGGCGGCGGCGGTGGCAGCGGGGGCGGCGGCTCCGCGCGGCAGAAGCTCGACGAGTACCAGCAGGAGATCGAGCGCACGCGGAAGAACGTTGCTGAGCTGCAAGCCGAGGCTACGGCGCTGGTGGCGGTCGCCGAGAGCGGACGCGAGTTCGGCGATGCCATCGAGTACGCGCGGAAGAAGGCCGAGCTGCTCTACGCGGCGCAGGAGGCGGGCAAGGCGGTCACACCAGAGCTGAAAGCCGAGATCGACGAGCTCGCGCTGGCCTACTCTAACGCCGGGGTGGCGGCCGAGGGAGCGGCGACGCGGCTGGAGAAGATGGAGGAGCACGCCGAGCGCGGCGCGGAAAGGATGGCCGATCTCTTCCTGGGTATTTTGTCCGGCTCGCAGAGCGCGGGTGACGCCCTGCGCGCGCTGCTCATCGAGATCGCCAAGGTGCAGGTTCGCACGGCCTTCCTGAACGCGGCCGAGGCCGGAGGGGGCGGGGGCATCTTCGGGTTCCTCGGCAAGCTGCTGTCGGGCGAGCGCGCGGCCGGCGGCCCGGTGCGCGCGGGCGGCGCCTACCTGGTCAACGAGCGCACGCCGCGGTCCGAGGTCTTCGTGCCGAGCCAGAACGGCGGGGTCTTGACCGTGCCGCAGGCTCAGGCCGCGCTGCGGCAGTCGGCCGGCGGTGGTCAGCAGCCCGTGTCCGGCACGTCGACCGTCGAGGTGTCGCTCTCGCCGGACCTCGAGGCTCGCATCCTGCAACGCGCGGACAACCACGCCTTCAGCCTCGTGCAGTCCGGGATGCGCACCATGGACCGACGCATCCCCGCTCGCATGGCTCAGTATCGGGAGACGAACACATGAGCCGACAGGCAGATCGCCTCTGCGCCGCGCTCCGGGATCACCTGGCCGGCGGCTCGGCCCGCGCACCCGAGGGCTCTTCCGTTCTCTGGAATTGCTTCATGACGCTGTCCCGGGCGCGGTCCTGTGGTCCCGTCGGGCCGAACCCGATCAGCCATTCCGAGATCGAGGCCTGGGCGCGCCTGATGCGTATGCCGCTCGAGCCGCACCACGTCGCGATCCTGACCGCGATGGACGCCGCCTACATGCAGCATGCGTACCGGGCCGAGGACGTGCCTCAGGGAACGAAGGCGCTGCCCCGGTCGTCGGGGCACGCGCTCTCCCCGGCTCTGTTCGATCTCGCGGTGGGTTAACGTGGATCTCAGAAGTCCACCAGAAATCGGTAGGTCCTGTTGTGCGAGAGCTGTCCGGAGAATGTCATGAATTTGCTCTTTCGGGCTTCGTCTTTGAGCGTCTGGTTCAAGCGCAGTTGAGCTTCCGCTTTCGCAAAATCGAGCGCTTCACGAGCCGCCTCTTTGACTGGTGAGACGTTTTCGCATGCCGTACACCCTACTTCGCCGACTTCAGTATCGACCTCGCCAATAAAGAAGATCGGCTCTTTGCACCTAGCGCAGATCACAGGACAGCTTTCGCCGTCAATGTTGATTGAGACTGGTTCAGCCATTGTGCTTCCCCTGATGTTGACAGCGCGCAGTCAGACTTTTCGAGAACTTCGTAACAGAAATGTTGAACTGAGTATCGCGGATCGAGTTCAATATTTTCCTTACTCTTCTTCCCATCTGCGATACTTAAACTGGGTAGTAATGGGGAGAGACGGATACGAATAGTGCCGTTCGCATCCGTCTCATGTTCAATCAGTTCAGGAGAACCCGCTGATCTTGTCCGCTACGGACCTGAACGAGCTTTGCCATAGAGCCACCTTCGGGGATGTAGCTTCCAGGGACCGTCCAGCGTACGCCGGATAGCACGTAGTAATCTCCGTTGGCCACGTTGCGGAACTCGAAGTCCCCTTCCGCGTCGCACTGAGAGGTGCGGACCATCTCGAGATACCTCGGGTCGACATTCTCTTGGCTTGCTCCGACCATTGTGCCAATGCGTCCGCCTTGTACGCTTCCGTACAACTGCGACAGACGTTCCTTGGCAAATGTACCGGCAGGGATCAGCTGCACTTGCTCTCCGGCGCACGTCACAACGCCGCCCCCTGCCTGACGCAGGAACGCTTGACCGGTAATGTCGGCCGCTCCCCGTTGATTGATGAAAGCGACCTCGTTCGGATCGAACGGTGTCGTCGTCTCGATGGTCTGAACGCATGCCGCCAAAGCGAGCATTGAAGCGCCAACTAGAATTCTTCGCATGTGTGTCCCTCACGTATTGTAGCCGCGAAACGGCACTTCACTGAAGCGTGAGGGCTCGACGCTATCAAGCGTCAATTTCATGGCATGCGTGGGGCGTTCTCTTTCCGCCTCAACCGCGCTCCTGCCTCGCCGACATTCTCGTTGAGAACGCGACGCTCGACCGAGATCGGGTCAAGATGGTGGCATAGCCTCTCAACCCCAAGAGTGCGGCGACTAACTCAATCCTGGGATGAAGGTTTGTTTTGCACGCCTGGTACGAGGCCGTCATCAATGTCCTGTTGTGTGACGCCTGCTCGTTCCATGGCCTCGAAAACCAGCCTCTCGCGCTCACCCTCGGGCAGGGTCATCAAGAGCTTGTACATCTCCTCGAACCCCTCTGGCTGCGGGGCTGGGTACTTTTCAGCAAGCGCATGGATGATCTCAGCGTGAAGGCTTCGCGCGTTTTCGTCGGCAGATGCTTGTATGCGAGCTTTCAGGTCCGGCGGAATGCGCAGGCCGTAGGGAGCGATCCTCGTCGGGTACTTGGCCTCATCTGCCATAGCTTCATTTGGTAGCCAACTTTGATGTTGACTGCAATTAGCGACCTTTGGTAGTTATCGACCATTGGAAGCTAACTGGAGAAAGCATGAAACAGCAACGCGCCCCGTTCGGCCTCCGGATGCCGGAAGAGCTGAGCGCATGGGTCAAGCAGAAGGCGGCCGAGCAGGATCGCTCAATGAACAACTTCATCGTCCATGTCCTGGAGGGCTTCCGGGCGAACGAGACTGCCACACAACAGTAAAGGCCGCCGGGAGCATCTGACCTCACCCGACGGCCTTTCGTCCCCACCCACTACAGTAAGGAACACGTCATGAACGTACTCAAGAACGCGTTTGAAATCCAGCCGAAAGTATCGCGTGGCGCCATGCCTCGCCGCAGCTTTCTCGCTGCCATCCCGGCCGCAGCGGTGGCGCCGGCTGTTGCACATGCCGCGCCGCGCGACCCGCACCTCGAATGGTGGGCCGAGTGGCAACGCCTGACCAAGCACATCAACACGGCCACCTACATCACCGACAAGGCGATGGAACCTTGCTTTGAGCGTCAGCGCGAGATTGACCGGCTGATCGCCAGCACCCCGGCCCGGACCCGCGAGGGCGTCATTGCTCAGGTGGAATGGTTGATTGAGGATGGCCGCGATTATTGGGGTTGCGACTGGCATCGCCAGATCGCCGAGAACGTTCTCGGCGCATTGCGGAGGCTGGCATGACCGACCTTCTCGACATCAGCGACGAGATCGCTCGCGCTCGCCACATGGTCTCTCTGATCCAAATGACATGCGCCATTGAGCCTGACGATGATCAGAAGGCCATCGCGGAAGGATGTGACGCCGCTCTCGAACGTCTCGACGCCGCTCTTAAAGGTTTGTCGGAAATCAACCGAGCCGCAGCAAAGGATCTTGCAGCATGAACCGCCGCGACCTTCTTGCCTCCGCAGCTGCGACGGCAACGCTGGGCATCATGCCTACGCCTTCTCAGGCCGCAGACATCCCAGCTCTCGTGGAAGCCGTGATGTCCAGGGTCGTTCCTTACCGATCAGGCTTTGTCGCCGTGAAGGGCGATGACCTTCGCGCGCTCTGCGAGGCGGTCGGCGTCGAGTACGGAGAGCACTTTGCGACGAGGAGGCTTTGAGGTCCGAGTCCCTCCGGGCCTACCACCCTTCCGGCGCAAGGGATTTTAAGTCCCCCGTCGTATCGTTGCTGTTGACTTAGGTATCCGTTTCTAGGAGTGTGCTTAGAAATGGATACCTAAGAGGCGCATCATGGAGCATCTCGCTCGCAACATGTCGATCAGTGAATTCGCAACGCTCGCCAACGTTCCGGTCAGCACGGTGCGCGACTGGAACAAACGAGGTTTGAGCAACGGCATCGGTCAGCCTGGGCCGAACGGACACTGGCTCTACAGCCGTTCCGACGTTCGCAAGGTGCAGATCGCGTCGATCTTGTATGGCGAGGGCCTCAGCTGGCGCACAGGTCTTTTCGCTGGAAACGTGATGGTCTCTCATCTCGAGGGTCGCGAGATGAAGCCGTCGGAGCCGTATTACCAGAACCGCTACTTCGCGTTTTGCGGCTGGGCACTGTCGGAGAACATCAACTGGGGTTGCGGCCCGACCTGTGACGAAGCGTTCCACGCGGCTCACACTGGTCCGACCAACTTCTCGATCTGGGGTCACTCGACCATCGTGATTGACCTGAACGAACTCGCCGGAGTGCTGCCGGCGACCGAAGGTAAACCGCTCGAAGGGTACTGAAGGCGATCCTTTTAATTCGAGCGAAACCGACACGTCCTACTGTCCGAGGCGGACTGACAGAGAGACCAGAGTAATGACCAGGCGCGCATTGACGATCACGGTGAAGGAGGCGGCATCCGATCTCGGATTCCCTGTCGCTACCACCGAACGGATCGCGCGCGACCTCGGCCTACTCATCATGGCGGGCAACCGCAAGCGTATCGACCCCAACGATTTGCCGGAGATCATGGATCAATGCCGCAGCGAGCGAAAGGCGCGCGCCTCATGCAGCGCCGCGAAACCGGGATCTGGATCATCCGCGACACCGGCCGCGGGGACCGTTCAACAGGCACGCGAGACCGTGGCGAGGCTGAAAAGCGCCTCGCGGAATACATCGCGCAGCGCGACCGCCGCCCCGGTGGTCCAGCTCAGCCGGACGAGATCACCGTAGCCGAGGTTCTGACCTTCTACGCGACGGAGCACGTCGCAAGCGGCGCGGTCAAAGACCCGACGCGAATTGCATATGCTATTGAGAGCCTTCTCGACTACTGGGGCGAGCTGCCGGCCAACGCGGTCAACCGAGAGACCTGCCGGGCTTACGGCCGCAGCCGCGTGCGGCATCGGAAAGATCCCAAAACCGGCGAAGTTATCGAGACCACTCCTATTGCCGACGGCACAATCCGCAAGGAACTCGGCGTGCTCAGTGCGGCATTCAACTATTGTCGTGAGGAGGGGCGGATCCTCAACCCGCCCAAGGTACACCTCCCGGACAAGCCGGCGCCGAAGGATCGATGGCTCACGCGTTCTGAAGCAGCTCGACTGCTCTGGGCAGCGTATCGGAACCCCGAGGCCAAGCACCTGGCGCGCTTCATGCTGGTCGCCTTGTACACCGGAACGCGCAAGTCTGCGATCCTCCGGCTGCGCTTCATGCGGAACGTGAACGGCGGCCACGTCGATACTGAGGCTGGCATACTCTACCGCCGCGCTCCCGGCGTCGCCGAGACCAAGAAAAAGACCCCGCACATCCGAGTGGCGCCGCGCCTCCTCGGGCATCTGCGTCGTTGGGAAGCTCACGGCGAGCGCTGGGTCGTCGCGTACGAGGGGCAGGGAGTGGCGTCGATCAAGACAGCGTGGCGCACCGCAGCGCGCGCGGCGAAGCTCGACGATGCTACGCCGCACACGCTACGGCACACGGCCATCACGTGGGCCTGCCAATCCGGACGAGCCGACCTCTGGGAGCTGAGCGGGTACTTCGGCGTCAGCATGGAGACGATGACGAAGGTCTACGCTCATCACCACCCCGACCACCAACAAGGTGCGGTTGCCGCAATCGGGGGGCGGAAACTGTGA